GCTGCCGTACCAGCCCCGCCAGTCCCACCTGCCGAAGCTGAGGCGCATCCTACCCTTGTACCGGCGGTCACCCGAGTCGAATACGTTGTCGCGGTCGAACTCGGGCCTCACACGCCAGAACATGACGGTAGCGATGCCCTTAGAACCCACGCCCGCGGGTTTCCCCGCCATGACGAACCAGGCGTTGGTGTCGGTCAGGTAGCGCCAGATCCGCATCTGGACGCGGCCCCTGATCGTGTTGACGGTATTGTCCGCCGAGTACGGAACCTGCTGACTCTCCAGCAGTTCCCGGGCCACCCACTCACTGTCAGGTGGTATCACGAGGCTTGCCGCCTCCAGCGGCCAGAGATACCCCCTGGCGTTCTGGGTCTTGGCGAGGTTCGTGATCGCAGCCTGGAGAGTGGCGATGGAGATGTCGGCATCGGTGGACGGCTTGTTTGGGTACACACCACCCGACAGGATGGGGTGTGAAGTGGAAAGCATCGCCACGCCATCACCGCCGCCCGTTGCGTCCGTGCTGGGCATCCACGGCGAGTTGCCTGCGGTTGTTGGCGCGTTGAACTGCGCTGCCGCAAGGACCTCAGCCGTGTACCTGCCCATCTGCGCCAAGTTGGCGGACAACTGCTGCCCCAGAAGCCCCTGAAGGTCGTCCTCCACGGTTTCCTGTTCCAGAGTGAACGCCAGCGCATAGGTGTAGTGGGTCAGGATCGTGTCGTATCCTGACCAGATCGAGTCGTAGGCCACGTTGTCTCCGAGGGGTTTCTGAGGCCAGGTGCCTAACCCCGAGATGTACGTTGACCTTTCGTCCTGCGTCGTGGACGTCCCCGTGACGTAGAACGGTTCGAACTCGTGTTCCGGTTCCCCGTAGCCTTGAAGCCACGCCCGCTTAATGCGGGCATCGTATAGGTCGGGGAGTGTAGACTTGATGATTCTCGTTCCTGAACTTGCCATCTGACTCTAACCTCCCTTTCCTAGAACTGCAGGGTCGCAATCGGAGTCGCGAGGACAAACGCCTCGATAGGACAGACGATGACCGGCACATGGGTGTCGGTGCTGCGCGCCAAGGGGTGAGGGTCGTTGAACACGTCAATCAGCTTCACGCGCATGTTGGTGTGAACCGTGATTGTCGCGACCGAAGTGTACACGGTGTTACCCGTGTACCGGGTGCTGGCAGCCGGGTACGTGACCGTCACCTGGCCGAGTTCGTACGTGTTCCCCTTCAGCAGTCTCGCCGCAGCCTTCGTCACCTGCGATGGTGTGGTGCTATGCAGGTTCATCATGTAGTTGCAGTCCGAGTGCAAGCACATGATCTTCGGGTAGGCCGTCGGACTCGCCGAGTTGCTGGCGTCCTGCAACATGAATCCCGCAGCCACAACCGCGTTGGCGGGAATCAGTTCCGTCACGACACCTGTCGCGAGGTACACCAGATCGCCTTGTTTGGCGTCAAGCGAGGCCGCTTCCAGGTGGTAGTTGCCATCGCTGTTGAGGATCGTGGGGGCCTTGACGCCACCACGACTCTGGATGAACCTGGGTTGGTAGTGCCAGGCGGTCAAGTCCGTTGCCGTTATGGCCTCTAGGACGGTTCTAGCCATCCTGTATTACCTCCTTATAGTGATTTGGTCTCAATCACCACGAGGCCCTGAACAGGCTGGCCGTCCGATGGGGCTGGCTGGGGCGCAGGGCGGTAAGTCCGCCGTCGCAGTCCAGTAGCTGACGGGGCTGTGGAATGTGGGGGGCGGGACATTGCAGAAGCACCGTTTTAGGAGGAACACCAAGCACGTTCCGCCCCCCAACGCTATTCAGTTATCCGCATTATACCACAATGCCCTCAAATGGGCACTTCGTCTTCGTCGTCCTCACTCCCGAGTCCAACGGGAGGCCGGGCGGCACCCTGCTTAAGGGATTGTGATACCTTAATGCCCAGGTTCTCCGCCTGTTCCTGAATGTCCTCCCATTGATCCGTAAGAAGACTTTTCTGGAACAGTTCGTCCGTGGCCCGCATCTGCTCGTAGCGGTCCTTGGGCATCTTGCACAGTATCAGGTCGCCGTGAATGACGTGCGACGTCGTCCGGTCCCCAAGGGCATGGGGGGTCTCGACCTCGTCGGTAGTGACCGGCACGTACCCACAGCGGGAGTACATCTCCGCCAATCTTCGGGAACTGTTCAAGACCCATCTCGGGTGCCACTGTTGAACCCAGGTGGGGTCCTTGGGCCTGACTATCGTGAAGTCGACCGGCTTCAACCGTTCCCTGATCTCGATCTTCCACGCAGGATCGCCCGGGACTTTCTTCCTTCGCAGCGCCACTACCGGCCTCCCTTCTTCGTTTCGGAAGTCTTGCCGGTTACGTCGATGGTCACCGGCCCCTCAAGCGCCTCCAGGTCCTTGTCGGTGAATCCCGCAGCCCGCATCTCGGCCATCTGTTGTGGAGTATACCGGGCAGGGCCGCTGACGGATGTTCCGGCTGGTCCACCGGTAGCAGCCGCAGTCGATAGGCGGTCCTGGCGCGCCGCTTCCGCCTTGTCCGGTTCGGCCCTGCGGCCCCTGGCCCTCAACACGGCATCGTGAACCACTTGCGGCTGTTGGATAGCATGAGTCAGCCCTACGAACCCCCACCTACCTAAGGTCTGCGTAACCTCATCTCGAATGTCGTTCCAGTCCGGGTACTCCTGTTTCAGAGTCCGGTCGAGAATGAAGTCCATCGCGGGCGTGATGGCACTCATCGCCTGGCCGACCACACTGGTCGCCTCGCGCTGAATGAACGGACGCGGGGCGTTTGCCAACTGGCTGTACTCGTCTTCCTCATCCTCCGCAGGTGCGACCGGCGCTACCGGGGCCTGCGGCGGTGTGTAAGCCGTTGTAGGATTGGGTGGGTAGTACGGTGCTGTCGGCCCGTAGGCCGCAGGCCCGGCCTGTCTGATCGCCCCCGTGTCTGGGTCGACCTCGAACCCGCTGGCGGCAAGCTGCGACTCGACGGCCTTCATGCGGTCCTGTTGGCGCGCAAACTCAGTCTGTCGTTCCTTGAACTCTCGCTGCGTCTTCTGGAGTCTACCCTTCCACTCGCGAACCCGCAGGTCAGACTCGTTCTCCGGTGCAACGTCTTCTTCCGGTTCCGCCTCCGGTTCGGCCTCGACCTCCGCCTCATCCGCTATCTGCGGTTCCATTTCTTCCTCGTCAGGCATTCTGCCCTCCTTCGCCTTTCGCGATTTCTATGGCGTGCCTTGGTATCGCAAGAACGTTGTAGCACGCCGCAACGAACTCGCCCGTCCTCACCAACTCCTTCCAGGCGTCCTCCGGGTTCAGCGGTCTGTACCCAACAAGCCGTCCAACAGCGGCTTCAGCCTGGGCCTCAACCTCGCGTTCATAGCGGTCCCATCCCGGCTGGTTGAGGAGGTCCCTGTACTCCCGGGCCGCCGCCAGGTCCGCCTGGTGCTGCCGGTCCAGAGGGACCTCCGCCTCGGTTGGGCGCAGCCGGAACCGCAGGCCCTCCCACTCCAGGGGCACCACCAGGTTCGGCCCCGGGCGGCCCTGGCCCTTCCGGCGGAACCCCGGTAATCCTTGAGATAATGGCCTGCACCGCTGGCGCAAAGTTGACAGCAGCGCGCGCAAGGGCTTTCTCCGGGTCTTCTGGCTTTCGTCCAATGACTCCCTCCGTATCCTTGTGGCCCATCGCCTGTAGATAGTCGTTCTCGGCCCGCCACCAGCGCCGAACTATCTCCAATACATCCTCCGGCGCGTCCAGCGCCGTTGGTATACAGAACGGACTCGCCTTGATCTCCTGAATGGTGGCGAAGGCCCGCTTGAATCGCGTCTCGGGGTTTGCCGCGCTGTTGGTAGCGTGTGGGGTGAACTGGTACTCGCCCTCGAACGCCGTTGGTTCTATCACCTCGTACTGGCCGTACCCCTCAGTCGAGGTTCTGTATCTGACCGGCCGCTGTGGCATGAACTGGCGGAATAGAATCAGCAGACGCTGGGCAAACCCCTCCAGGCCCTCGCCGTCATCCATGCCGAACTCCAGACGGGCCACCTGCCGGTCGAACTTGCGGTTGCCGGACTCGACGACGACTCCGATCTCGAAGGCAGTCCGCCTTTCAGGTGTAGGGCGTCCCATCGTAACGTCAGTTACGCCCGTTACTCGTTCGCACATCTGGCGGACCATTTCCATCTGATTGAAACTTGCCTGAAGGGCGGCCATCGCTGACCCGGACCCCTCAAGCAGCTTGACCTCCGCGGGGTTGCTGATCGGCCACAGTTCCTGTGGCCCCCACTTTAGACCACGGCGCTGCATGGTGGACCCGGCGGGTATGGCTATGGGCGGCCTGAGATGCATCGAAACGACATCGGTAGCCTGCGAGAAGGTTGCGTTCGACCAGTTCTGCAAGCCCCTTAAGGATTCCGTCATCGGCCTGCCATAGATCGTGCCGGGCCTGGGGTTGACCCTGACGGTGGTGAAGAACCAGTTGCAGGCGAAGACCTTCCGGTAGTCGGCGCAGCGGAGAATGACAGGGTCCGCGCCCTCGTCTCGATTGTAGGCGACCAGCAGCAGCCACTCCCGTTCCCTGGTATCACCCGGCTTGACCCACCGGTACACACCCTCCCAGCACTCGAACTCGGCAGACCATATCTCCGGCGGCGTCTGTGCGCCCTCCGCCAGGGCCTCCTCATAGTACGACTGGCCGCGTTCCTTTGCCCACTCAAGGCCGATTCGATCCACGGCATCAAGGTAGAACCTCCCACGGTCGGCACCCTCCTGCACGTCGTCCCAGCGCAGAACGAGTCGGGAGAAGGCACCTTTCGCCTGCCTCAGCGACGGGACGTTGAACGGCAGGATCATCATGTCCTCAAGCATGACGACCTCGCAGGATGGTTGGGCGTCCAGTTCCTCAACAGCAATCGGTGTCTCGCCGGACAGAGTCATATCCGGCGCGGGCCTGCCGGTGAACTCTATCGTCTGCTTCAGCCAGGACGTGCCGACGATCAGGGCGTCGTGGATCGCCAGCGCCGCCTTCGGCCTGAACCGCATCCGATCACACCAGAAGTCAACCCACTGTTCGACCTTGTAGGCGTCCTCCTGCCACTCGGGGTGTGTGGCCTCCACCTGGAATATCGGTTTCGCGGTCAGGGCAACCCCTTCCAGGTTCTCACAGGCCGTGTCGACCATGTACTCCGTGATGGGAACGTTGACGTTCGCGGACCACGCCTCCGTCTTCGCCGGTAGAATGCCCTCGTACTGGTCGCGCCAATCCCGGCACCGATCCCGCAGATCGCGGGAATCAGAGAAATGGTTGCTGAACTGCTGGCCCAACTCCTTCGCCAGTGCCGCCCGGACTTCCGCGCTGAGTCGTTCGCGTTCGTCCGCGTTCGCTATCGGTGTCGGACTGGGGATGTACTCCCCCGGCCCTTCCTCCGGCCCCATGCCCGGCATTTCCTCAACGCCAGGAACGGCCAACCCGCCGCCCATCCCTGCCTGCGCTTCTCCCCACTGGTCTTCAGGTGTCATCCTCGTCGTCCTCGCACTGAATAATGCACTGGATGTCGTCCTGGCGCATCACCACCAGCACGTCCCCATCCTCAGTTCTGATGTGATTCCCCGCCCATCGCTGGAACACTACCGGATCACCCGGTTCAAAGGGAACCGCTGTCCCCGCGATTCTGGACGGCCCGGTCGCAACGACATACCCCCAAGCCTGTTCGGGCCTGTACAACTCCGCGTACTCGATCAGCCCAGCAGCTGTGGGGGCAGGTGCCGGTTCGACAACGCACAGACCGGGTACTAACTGGTAGTGCTCCGCGAAATCTTCCGTTTTCGTCGCTTTGCCCCCTTCTTCTTGGTGGCCACCCGAGCGGGAAGCCTCTTGAAGTTCGTGCTGGCCTCCCACTCCTTGATGTTGCCGGTGAACTTGCCCCGGGAGGCCAGCATCTCCAGGTACCGCTGCTGTGCCTTGCTTTTGAACGGCATCTCGCACCTCT